TATGGTTATAGGCTGAGAGGTCGAGGTCGGAAAGCATCCCATCACCGATATCTCTCGAGAGGTTAGCCGTCTCACCAAAGACGACGAGTTCCACGTCCGCATACTTCCCCTTCTGAACATATATCCCCTTCACTTGTGCGAAGCCTCGCATCAACGGGATAGAGTTATATGTCAGCTCTGCAGATACTTTGGTCTTAGGGTTCCATGTGGGGATGAGTCCGAACTCGTTAACGGCTCCGAAGTAATCTTGGTTCTTCTTCGTGAGGGGCACACGGAACGTCTGCGAGAAGTTAGACTGCGCGCTGTTTATCTCTTGGATATTAGCGAACTGATACGAGAGGTTGACAGGCTCGTTCTGATATAGCTCGATATCGTTTCCTGCGAGGGTGAGTCTTAACATCGGATGATTTGAGCGAGTTCCACATTAAACGAGATGACAAAGACCTTCGAGATCACGTCCTCTTGCACCTCAAGCGAAGAATCTTGGATGATTACGGGAACCCAAAAGCCTTCGATATAAGCCATCACATTTTTTGACCTCATGCAATATTGAAAGAGGGTGAGTTCTTCAATCGTGAGTATCCCGTTCAATTGATACTGCTCTTTGACCTCCACTTGGTACGGTTGAATCTCTCTGTCGGAAACAGCAAACGAATAAGAGGCAGCGTTCCAGTCTCCGAGAATCTTTCGGTACGTCTTCTCTTCCCTTGTTACCGTCTTCTTCTTCCTGCCATTGAATCGGAGATAGTCCCACCCTCCGACGGTGTTAGCCCATCCGATACGGACGCTCTCATTCTTCGAAGCGAAACATCGGTTGTATATCCTGAGCTTGTTACCGTACTCCGTTCCTAATGAGTTCGTAGGTCTTACTTCGTAGTAACCCCATCCACCGGTAACGGCTTCGAGAGCCGTCTTTATCGGGGTATATGAGGAAGGGTATAGGTAGGCGTAAGTCAAAGACCCGGAAACGAGCGAAGGGATCGTATAGTTCGAATTAGCCTGATACGTTCCGTTCGTTGAGTCGATAGCGTAGTCCGTATATGTGCCGACTATACTCCCGGAGGTGTCGTAGATGTAAATCCTCATATTTGTTACCAAGCTCCCCGTATCATCGGAGTTGATAAAAGCGAATACCCCGGTCTCATCAATATCGGCGTATATCTTGATGATGTTGTTCTCCGGTACGCGGTCAGTTAGCCAAAACTTTCTCGTTGACCCGGTGCCGTAATAACTAGAGAACGAAGGAAGGAGGCCGTCGCTTATCTGCTGGTAGCCGTCAATGAGCCATATATTCAAGAAGTCCTCGTCAAGGCTTTCCGTCGATCCGTCCCATGTCCCGAGGCGGACGGTATATAGCCTCACCCCGTCATTCGCTTTGGTATATATTTTATTGTTCAAGGAATGGATAACGCCTGACGTCCCGAACTTCTTTGAGTCTACATTGACGCGTCCCCGGACTACCTCGCCCAAATCAAAAAAGGCGACATCGTTCGCGTTAGGCGTGATATACATCTTCGCTATCTCCGTCCCGTTCTCATCGACTTGGATAATGAATCGAAAAGCGTCGGTGAAAGCTCCTTGCTCCTCACATGTATATATAAGAGGCTGCCCGGCTGGAAGCCATGTCTCGTCGGGTGATGATGTAAACGCGGCCATTATTTGATAGTTATGTTTCCGAGGTTCAACTTGAATTTGTCCTTGATATCTTCCGCTATCGCTTCTCCTATCTTCTTGTCAAAGCGTTTGGATACTGCGACGAATGCTTTCTCATAGAACCGAAGTCCGACGATTCCCTTACGTTTGACGGCGCGACCAAGTACAAAAGCCAAAGACTCCGCGCTCTGTTTTTTGAAACGACCTTTCTCATCCCTTGATTTAATGCCCTTCGCTCGGATCCATTTCATCAACTCTAAACGATGCTTCTTCGAGGGGTTGTCAAACTTGAATTTGAAGAAGGGAGACTTCTGACTCTTGCGAGTTCCGTCAACTCCCCAATGAAGATAGGCGGCGTATTTGTTGGCGTTGCCTTTTGCTCCGAAGGTTACCTCTCTGACTTCGTTACCACGAACGCGGATCTTGTAGCTCAAAGACCGCTTGAGGGTTCCCGTCGCTACGCCGTAGTTTTTGTTTTTGCCTATCTTCCTTCCTCCGAGGTGGCGACGTGCCGACTTGATTACCTCATCGGCGAAGAGTAGTATCGCCTCGTTTAGATTCTCCATTGTGATAAAGCGAGAAGCAAGTCGAGGACGGTAATCCATCCGTCATTGTTCAGGTCGTAGAGTGGGTTATACGGGGGAGGCATAGCCCCGAAGTATTGGAGGATTCCGTTTATCGTGTCGTTCATATCCCTGCCTTTTCTGAAGCCCTTCGGCAATGGTTCGTATCAATTGAATCAAGGGTCTTGACAAGCCATACCCCAAGACGTGTGAGAGTCCTCTCCCGAAGGTTGGCTCCGAGTACCGCAGAGATAGAATGAACGCCGAAAGGTATCCCTTGCTTCGTTAGAGCCATCGTAAGGAACTTTCCAGCACAAACCGATACAATCTTCGACAAAGCGAAAAAGAAGCCGTTTATGAGGCTCCAAATGCTTCTGAAGATATTATTCGCCGTGAAGAGGATTCCTTCGGCTATCGTGAAGGCTATCCCGATGGGGATGGCGACAAGAGCCAACACCATGAGGAAGAGTATCTGAATGAGTTTACGTGTCATCGTCCTTGACCTTTATACGGTTTCTTGTAGTTCTTGGATCGCTTGAGTTTCGAGTTCTTCGTCTTTGCGTGAACTCCGGGACGAGAGACGAACCTCTCTATCCTTTTATGTACTGCCTGCTTCTTTGCCATTATTCAGGATCTTGAGGGAACCAACCATGCTCAATCATATAAGCCTCATCGCGTATCGAAGTCGTTGACGGTACGATGTGCCCGAACGGGAACTCTTGCGAGTTGAGCACGTACGAAGCGAGGTTAAACCGTTCCTGTTCTGATAACTCAGGAAAGAGACTAACCAGCTTTTCCAATGTCGCCTGTGGATGCACGGGGATGATGTAATCCGTATCTACCTGCAAAGCGAATTGAACGCCGTCAGGATGCTCGATAACTCCGAATACCGTTCCGTCCTTTTGATAGGGTGCTTGAATCGCGAGGGGCGAGGTGATATTGTAAAGTTCGCGCGTGATGGATTTGGCGCGTTGTTCGCTTGACAAAGTGAGTTCGGGGAGAACTATGATATATCCGTTCATCAGTAGATAGAATAGAAGGTGTTTATGTTGTCCTCGATGTTCGTGCGGTTGGCGAATTGGTCTGTTGGAAATATTATCATTTCCTGCATTCTTCCTCGCCATCCATTTCCAAATTGACCCGCCGCATACATGAGTGTGTTTATTTGCGTAGACGTGCTTAACGCGCCCGTTAAAAGGGTTCCTCCATCAACACCGATTCCAACCGTTGAGCCAGTCCAATTTAGCCAGTGCAGTTCTTTTGTGTCTAAAGGAACTACGTAAGAAAGAGTTCGCCCCGAATTCGTGTGATAAAACCAAACGTTCGTGTTTTGATATGCTGTGATGTAATGATAAGTCGCGGTTGAACCAAAGGAAGCCGAATCTCTTGCGCTTTGTTCGCTAACGTGAATGCAACTATACCCGCTATTTAACGTTATTGTTGAGGTCAAATTAAATCTGTTGTATGCGCAAAGCATTTCAGGCTTTCCGTTTGCATCTGCAATAACCCCCGTAACGCTGTCGTAAATCTTTGGTTGAAGTGCCGTATTTGTTTGCGTGGCGTCGTTCGTGGATGCTTGGTCGTACCACGTCTTTACAAATCCGTTCGTACCTGAACAGAAGGCCGCCAATGATACCGTATCAAGCTCACCGAATACATTGAAATTTATGTCAGATTCGGCGTTGTCGCTTGCCCTTCGCACCCGTATCGCTGAACCCGTGTAAGCGGTTCGCAGCTTTCGAAGTGAATAAGCCGCTGCCGCTCCTGAATACGTGTCAAGTAGTGGCGTGTTTTGGGTGAAGTAGTCGCCGATGTTGGATTCGATGGAAGTTTGGTCTGCGCCTGATTTGTTTATTCCAAATACTAAAACTTCCTGATTGTTCCCTTTCCAGTTTTGT